GAGTCCAGGGCGGAACCATGACGATCCAGCGTTCCGGCCGTGCGACGCTGAGCCGGAAGACTGCCTGACCTTCAGGAGGTCTTCACCTATGGATCTCAAAGACCTGATCGCGCGGGGTGCGCTCGTCCAAAATCCGCCCACGCCGCGCGATGTCACCTGGACGCCGCCTGACGGCGATCCCATCACCTTCACCGCCTACATCAAGGCGCCCTCCTCGGGCTGGCTCGATCGCGCCCGCATGGCTGCTGCCCGCGACATGGATCGCATCAGCTACCGTACCGCGATCATCTCGCACGCCATTTCTTTCCGTGACGATGACGGCAAGGAATGGGCTTTCAGCTACGAGCAAGCCTACGTTCTCAAAAACGAACTCGCGCAGGCGCTCGAGGACGCCTATAACGCCGTCAATGCGCCGCCGCCACGGCCGCCGGAGGATGCGGATAAGCAGGAGGCCTTCGCAAAAAATTCGGAGCCGATGCCTGGTTCTGGCACCAACTCGCACGGGCCGGCATCGGCGGACGAACCATTGCCGAGGCTCGGGAATGCCTGAGCGAAGCCGAGGCGCAGCAGTGGGCGCGCTACATCGAGGCCTTTGGTCCGCTCGATTGGGGCGAGCGGATCTTCGCGCGCCTCGATTCCGGCTTCGCTTTATTGGCGGCGCTCATCATCAATCGCTCGGGCGGTATTCGTCATTCTCCCGATCCGCGAATCCCCGGCACGCCGGCCGAGCCGCGCGAGTTCATGTGGCAACCGCCGCCGGAGCCAGAAGCCACGCCGGAATTCTTAACCGAACTCTTCGGCCTGAAGGCAGTTAAACGTGGCAAGAAATCTCGGCACGCTGACCGTCGATCTCGTCCTTAAGCTCGGTGGATTCGAGCAAGGGGCCAATCGAGCAGCACGCCAATTGTCGGCGTTCGAGCGCGATGTGCGAGCCACAGCGGCGCGCATCCAGACCGGCTTCGCTCGTTTTAGTGCTGCGCTGGGGGCCATCGGCGTTGGTGTCTCACTTGGCGCGGTCATCAGCGAATTGAAGGAGGCCGCAAAAGAAGCGATCGACTTTGGAGATGCCATCGAGAAGGCGATGGCGGCGACCGGCGTCGGGGCCGAAGCACTGCAGGAATTGGCCTTCGCCGCGAAGCAGACCGACGTTGACTTCCAGACGCTGACGACCTCGCTCTTCCGAATGCAGAAGGCGATCAGTGAGGCGGCGAGCGGCAATAACAAGGCGCTCATCCAGACCTTCAACGAGCTCGGCCTCAGTATCAAGGAGCTGCAGCAACTCGACGCCGCCGATCAATTCGAGGCCATTGCGGGTGCGCTAGCGCAATTCAAGGACGAGGGCGACCGGGCCGCGCTCGGCGCGGATATCTTTGGCAAAGGCGTGCAGACCCTGTTGCCGCTGCTCGCACAAGGGGCCGATGGAGTTCGCGAGTTCCGCGAGCAGGCGCACGAGTTGGGCGTCGTACTGACCGAGGAGCAAGTCAAGGCACTCGCGGAAACCGATCAAGCCATCAAGCAACTGAGCGCGGCCTACGACGGCCTCACTCGGGCGTCGACCGCTGCGATTGCGCCGAAGCTCACGGATTTTTTCCGTGGCCTGACGGGTGTGATCACGGATCAGGCCGACGAGGTCCTGACGCTCAGTGATCGATTCAAGATTCTTTTTGAGGTACTGAAGGCCGGGCCGATCGTCGGTGCCTTCACATTCTTTCGTGAAACCGGCGAGCAGATGGAGGAGGCCGCAAAGGAAACGGAGAACTTTGCGGATGGACTGTCGGAACTTGCGATTACCGCGAGTCGCTTGCGGGTGCCGAGGCTCACCGTCGGCGGCGGCGGCAGCAATGAGCTGAAGAGTGCTAAGGCAGCCGTCGATAATTTCATTGAATCCCTGGAGCGCCAGCAGGCGACGCTCGGCGCGACCGCTGCCGAGGCGCAGCGCTACGCGGTATTGCACGGCGAGATTGCCGAGGCTCTAAAGAAGCTTGGGCCGGCCGCTGATGGCCTCCGCACCAAGCTTCTCAACCTGATCGACGTCGGCGAACAGCAGGCGGCCACGAAGGCGATCGAGGATCAGATCAAGGCGCTGCGGGACGAGGCGGCGCAAGTCGGGCTCACGGAAGAGCAACTCTTCGAGTACCAACTGCGGCAGGCAGCCATCGAGGGCCAGCTCGGTAAGACAGCGGACGAGCAGGCGCGACTGACGGCCGAGTTGCGCCAGGCGTGGCAGGACATGCGCGCGGCGGTCGACCAGGCGGCGATCGTTGAAGCCGTGGGCGAGCTCGATCGCGAGCTGCTCGAGCTGATGGGCGACACGACCGCTGCCGCTGTCGCTGAGATAACAGAGCGATTCAAAAAGATCCGCGAGGCGGCCGAGGCCGAGATTGCCCGCGGCGGGCCGAGGGCGGCCCAAGCGCAGGAAGTACTGGTCAAGATCAAGGCGCGCATCGACCTGGAAGAGTTCCGCGCCAAGGCCGAGCAATTCCGCAAGGAAGTGGAGGAGATCCGCGAGGAGTTCGGCCGGCGCGAGCAGACCATACAACTGCGCATCGAGACGGGCGTCATCTCGGATACCGGCGGACGTCGCGAGATCATCAAGACGCACCAGGAAGAGGCGAAAGCGCTCGAGGCGGTGATCGCCAAGTATCCCGAGATGCGGGAAGAAATAGAAAAAGTCATACCCGTGATCGAGGACCTGAAGACCACCACCAACGAGTTCGTCAAGATCGCGGCGGATGCCTTCGAGACCGAATTCGCCGATGCGATTGCTGATGCGGCGCTCGGGATGAAGAGCCTCGAGGATGCGTTCCGCGACATGCTCTCGAACATGGCCGAGTCGATTGCGCGCTGGGCCTCTGAGCAGATCGCCTCGATGTTGCGTGACAAGCTGCTTGAGATCCTCACGGGCGTGGGCGACGGAATGGAGGGCGGGATACTCGGCGCGCTCGGTGGAGCATTCGGCGGTGGCGATGGGCTCGAAGAGATCGCTGTCACCGCGCAGCGGATTCCCACAGCCGCCGCGGAGACGACCGCCGCCACCGCGGCGGCCACTGCGATGTCGACCGCTATTACGACCGCGGGCGCCACGGCGGCGACGGCCATCACTACGGCGGGAACGGCCACGGCGACTGCAATCGGCGCCGGTGGCACCACGGCGGCCACGGCCATCGGCACGGCCTCGGCCGCAATGGCGACCGCGATCACGACGGCCGGCACGGCAGCGGCGGCGGCCATTCGTGCCGCGTCGGCCACCTCGGGGCTACCGATTCCCGGATTGGCAGAAGGCGGTCTCATTGTCGGACCCGGCACCGCCACCAGCGACAGCATCCCCGCGTGGCTCTCGGCCGGGGAGTTTGTCGTCAAGGCGCAGGCCGTGCAGCGACCGGGCGTGCAGCAACTGCTTGAGCGCATCAACGACGGCGGCGGGATGTTCCGTGGCTTCGCCGAGGGTGGCGCAGTCGAGCGGCCGGTGTTTATCGCGCCGAAGTATGCCGACGGCGGCCTCGTTAAGGCGATGCCGGCCGCCGGGCACATGGCACTGGTCCCGTCTCGTGAGGCGGCGGAACGTCCCGAAGTCAACATCCGCAACATCAATGCCTTCGATACGAGTGTCATCCGAGACTACCTGCTGAGCGCCTCGGGCGAAGAGGTGCTCTTGAACTTCGTGCAGCGCAACGGCACGCGGGTGCGCGCGGCGACGGTGGGTGGCTAGATGCTCTGGCCGTTCTGCCCGCTCACTCCGATGACCGAGGGCGTGGAGTTCGTCACGGATGTGATGCGGGCTTTCTCGGAAGAGCAGCGGGTGCGGCTGCGGGCCGTAGCGCGCCGACGGTTCGAGGCGAGCTACGTTTTTGATGCTCGCGAATATGAGCGGGCGCGGCTCTCGATGCGTGGCACGCTGCCCGGCCCGTTTGACGTCCCCGACTGGACCGACGTGCGGCGCACGGTGGCGGCGGCCACCGACAACTCGCTCAGCTTCGACAATAACAATCCACAGTTCACCGCCGCGATGGATCTGATCATTCTGCAGGACAGCGAGACGTACGAGGTGCTGTCGGTGAGCGGCTCGACCTCAGGCGGGCTCACGCTCTCAGTCCCGCTCGTGAACGATTATCCGAATGGGCGGGTGCTGCGACTGCTCGAATGCGATGCGCCAGGCGGCTTTACCGCCGAGCATCCGGCAGGACCGTACCGCTCGGCCGATGTCGAATGGGTCTGCTACGACGACGATCTGCCGACGGCCGACGAGAGCCAGTTTGGCACGTATCGCACTGAGCCCTTGCTCGATGATTGCCCGCTCGTGGGCGACGACGCACTGCCGGAGTCGGTGCAGCGGCTCTACCAGACGGTGGATAACTTCATCGCGCGGCCGTTTGTCGACAGCGCGCGAGGACAGCCGAGCGAGGTGCTCGGGCTCGCCTGGCAGCCCGCGAGCCGTGCCGAGCGGTGGTCGCTGCGCCGACATCTACTGGCACTGCGGGGCCGACAGCGGGCTTTTTGGCTTCCTTCGTTCAATACCGGCGGCCTTGAACTGGCGGCGACGGCGACGGCGGGCGCGGGCTCGATCACCATCCGCGAGGTGAATCTCGGCATCGGCTATCCCGACGGCGAGCTCGACATCTATCTCCTCACCACGAGCGGCACGGTGATCACCCGCCAGGTGACCGCGATCACGCCGGGCGTCGGCACGGAGGTATTGACGATCACGCCGACGTGGCCCACGACTGTCACGCCGGCCGCCGTGCATCGCTTTCACATCCTCACCCGCATGAGGCTCGCGCAGGACCGCGTGGAATGGCTGCACCGGGCGGCGTCGGGTCCGAAGGTCGTCGTGGCGGCGCACGAGGCGCCGCTGCCGGCATGAGCGTCGAGCTCACGGCCCGCCGCGCCTTCGCCGGGCGCGAAGGGCCGGTCGTCCGTGGTCAGCGGCTGACGGCCGAGGAACCCTATGCTCGGCAGTTGCTTCGCGCGGGCCTGGTGGCGCGCGGCCACGCGACCTTTCCACCCCGCCCGCCGCTCATCCTCGAATCCCGCGCCATCCCGCGAGCCTCGGGTCCTTGGGACGGTGCGACCGCCTTCGTCTTCGCGCCGGGGCCGTCGCTCACCCTGGACGATACGGCGCTCTGTCGAGGCCGTGGCAAGGCGATCGTGGTCAATGGCGCCTTCCCGTGGGCGCCGTGGGCGGATGTGCTCTATGCCGCCGACGATCGGTTCTGGCGGACCTATGCCGAGGACATCGAGGCCGGCTTCGCCGGGGAACGATGGAGCCTCAGCGCAACCGCCTGTCAGCGCTATGGGCTCAAGCTCGCGACGCGCGGCACGGGTGAGGGGTTTTGCCGGCGACCGTTCACGATCAATGGCGGCGGCAATTCCGGCTTTCAGGCCGTACACCTCGCCGCCACCTTCGGCGCCGCGCGGATCGTGCTCTTAGGGTTCGACATGCAGCGCACCAATGGCCGCGAGCACTGCCACGGCCCGCACAAGGGAGGCTTGCCGAGCGGTAAGGGCTTTGCGAGCTGGATCGGCCGCTTCCGCTACCTGGCACGGGATCTGAAGGCGCTTGGGGTCGAGGTCGTCAACTGCACGCGCAGCACGGCATTGCACTGCTTCCCGGAGCGGCGGCTCGAGGATGTCTTAGATGGCCTATGACACGCTTGAGCGCAGCGAGCAGGATGCCGCGCCAGTCGAACTCTATGAGTTCTATCACGGCAACGACGTCTATCGGTACACGAGCGCCGAGATGGATGTCGAGTTCGAGAGCCAGGCGTATACCTCTGAGGCGATCCGCCGCTCGAGCATCGCGCTCAGTATCGAGCAGCCGCGTAATGCGATTGCGCTCGAAGTGCGCCGTAATCTGCCGGTGGCGGATCTCTTTCGCGCGGCGCACCCGCTCGAGCCGGTGGGCCTCATCGTCAAGCGGTTCCATCGCGACGACAGTGACGTCGGCACGATCTGGGTCGGCCGGGTGCTCAACTGCTCGTGGCAGAGCACCACGACGGCGGTGCTCAATTGCGAACCGGCGAGCATCTCGGGCAACCGTAACGGCCTCGCGCGGTATTACCAGGTGCCGTGCCCGTATGCGCTCTTTGACCCCGACAGTTGTCGGGCCGATCGCACGGCCTTCGATCACGCGACCGTCATCGATGCGATGAGCGGTCTTTCGCTCACCGTTGACTCGCTGCATTCAACGCTGCCGTATCCCGGCGGCTGGGTGGAGTGGGCCAACAACGAGACGCCGCCGACCTTTGAGCGGCGGCTGATCGTCTCACGTTCGGGACTGGTGCTCACCTTGAACCGGCCCTTCTCCTCCGCGGTCGCAGTCAATGACGCCGTGACCGTGTTCCCCGGCTGCGATCACACGAAGACGACGTGTAATACCCACTACAACAACATCCTCAATTACGGCGGCTTCGACATGCCGACGAAAAATCCGTTTGAAGGGCCTCCGGTGTACTGATGAACTTCTTCATCCAGATCGCCATTCTGCTCGTCTCGAGTTACGTCGCGTGGGCCTTAGCACCGAAGCCGCCCGCACCGAAGCCCGCAATGCTCGATGACTTCGACGTGCCACGCGCCGAGCAGGGCACCCCGATCGGGGTGGTGTTCGGTACGGTCATCATCAAGGCGCCGACGCTCGCCTGGTGGGGGGATCTTTCCACCGAGCCGATCAAGACGAAGCAGAGCAAAAAGTGATCAGGGTCTTTCGCCGCCACCTCTATCACGATACCCCCGCCAAGCCCTATTGCGCCCGAGGCGCGCGCCAGTTTTTTGCACGGCACGGTCTCGACTGGCCGGCTTTTTTACGCACCGGCATTGCTGGAGAGATGCTCGTTGAGACGCGCGACGCGATGGCATTGCGCGCGGTGAGACACGCTGAGGACGAGGCGCGTGGGCGGTAAGAGCAAAAGCTTCACCGTCGGCTACCGCTACAAGATGGGGCTGCACTTCGTGCTCTGCCGAGGCCCAGTCGACGAGGTGAGCGAGATCATCGCCGGGGAGCGCACGGCCTGGACCGGCCCGGTCACTGATAATACGACGATCACCATCGACAACGCCGAGCTCTTTGGCGGCGACAAGCGCGAGGGCGGCATTCTCGGTGATGCCGACATTCTGTTCGGGCGTCCCGACCAGACACAGAACGGCTACCTGCTGTCGCAGCTCGGCTCAGTGCTTTCTGCCTTTCGTGGCGTGGTGTCCTGCGTGTTCAAGGGCGGGCGCGTCACCAGCAACAATCCCTACATCAAGCCGTGGTGGTTCCGCGTCCAGCGCATCCACGTCGCAGGCGACGGCACCGACTCTCCGCAGCAGTGGTACGACGAGACGGCCGAGGTGCCGCTCACCGTGGGCGGCCCTGAGAACCTGATCGCCACGCACCTCGTCAACATCGACGCGCTCACCAATGCGGCGCCCACGACGCCCGGCATGAAGCTGGTGTCGGCGGCCGATATCGACGGCCTGCTGCCGACCGACGTGCTCAGCATCACGGCGAATACCGAAGGATCCTTCATCGCCTGGTCCCGCTTCGGGGTGCCGGCATACTCGGGCGGGCTGACGGGCTCCACGTATCACTTCGACGTCGTGCTCGACGACGCCTCACTCGCGATCGAGGCGTATACCGACAGCGGACAGTTGGACGGTTACGCCGAAGCGCGGGATCTCTTCGTCGCGCAGCAGCCCGTCATCCTCTCCGGCGCCAGCCGCTATCGGTTCGGCCTCATCGACGACCCCATCGACGACAACACCGGCGGCGTGTCGCTCATTGTGCGGGTCTATCGCGGCCTCGACTTCGGCGCCATGAACCCGGCGCACATCATTCGCGAGGTGCTGACCGACCCGTACTTCCGGCAGAACTACCCGGAAGCGATGATCGATGACGTCTCATTCACGGCGGCGGCGGACACCTTCTTCGCCGAGGGCATGGGCCTGTGCTTCTTCTGGAACATGCAGTCGCAGTCGAAGGCGTTTATCCAGACGGTGCTCGATCACTGCGGGGCGGTCTACTACGCCGACCCCTACACCGGCAAGTTTGTGCTCACGCCGATTCGCGGCGACTACACGCCCGCGCTGCTCGACATCTACGACGAGAGCTCGATCATCGACCTCGAGCGCTTCGACCGGCCGGGACCGGGCGAGATCGTCAACGAGATCACGGTCGTCTACATCGACGTGGTGACGGGCAAGGAAGCCACCGTCACGGTGCAGGACAACGCGCACATCCAGATCCAGGGCTCGATTGTCGCGCGCACCACGCAATACCCCGGCCTGCCGACAGCGGATCTCGCCGCGCGAGTCGCGCAGCGGGATCTCACGGCCTCCACCGCTGAACTCGCGCAATTCAAAATAAAGTTTACTCGCGAGGCGTGGCCGCTGCGGCCGGGTGGCGTCTTCAAGCTGTCGTGGGCGAAACTCGGGATCAGCGAGGCAATCCTCCGGGTGCTCGACATCGACTACGGGCTCTTAGAGGACGGCATCATCCAGGTCTCGGCGGCGGAGGATGTTTTTGGCTTGCCGTCGGAATCGTTCCAGGCGGATCAGCCGAGCGGCTGGGAGGAACCCGATACGACTCCCGTCGCGGTCGTGATCGAGGATGTGGCCGAGGCGTCGTATTGGGATGTCCAGCGGCAACTGGACCCCGCCAATCTCGCCACCCTCGACGCCGACGCCGGCTTCGTCTCAACGCTCGCCGCTCGGCCGTCGACGGGCGTGATGGGCTACAGCGTGCATACGCGCATCGACCCGGCCGCGTACGAATTGCGGACGGGTGCGACCTTTGCGCCGACTGCGCTCCTGTACGACCCCGTGGTTCGCAGCGACACGATGATCGTGATCGGCAGCGAAAACAATTTCAGCTCGAGCACGGTCGAGGTCGGCGAGCGGCTGCAGATCGGCACCGGGCGCGAAGCAGAATTCGTTGAAGTCACGGACACCACTGACCTCGACGCCTACGGGACGATCGTCGTCAATCGCGGCATCCTGGACACCACGCCGCAGGAGCACATTATCGGCGCGCGGGTGTGGCTGGTGGAGGACGAGATCGGGCAGGGGGACAACTACGGGCAGGAGGGCATCGAGCGGGCGACCTACGATGTGGTCGACGTCAAGCTCACGACCTTCTCAGGCACGGGTGAAAGCTTGCTCGGCGAGGCGGCCGAGATGTCCCTTACGCTCGACCAGCGGTTCTACCGACCCTACGCACCGGGCAACGTGCTCATTGCGGGCGATGCCTTTCCGTATGTGGAGGTGAACGCCGGGGCCGAAATCACCTGGGCGCACCGCGACCGCCTGCAGCAGACCGCTTCCTATATCGCGCAATCTGAGGCGTCCATCGGGCCGGAATACGGCACGACCTACAACCTCTACATCTACGACGACGACACCGAAGCCCTCGAAGCGTCGCAGCTCGCCATCGATGACGACGTTTATGTCCTCGACATTCCCGGCAATTTCACCGCACGCCTGGAGCTCGAGGCCGTGCGCGATGGCGTGGTGTCGTGGCAGCGCCAGATCCGAGTATTCGACTACGTCGGCTCGCTGCCGGAGTTGGCCGCGATGGTGACGGATTCTGCGACCACGACCCTGCTCGGCAACCAGAACACCACGATCAATTTCGACACTGAGACGCTCGATGAGGGCGGCTATTTCACCGCGCCGAGCACCGATCTCACCGTGCCGACGGGTGCCGCCGGATGGCACTACATCAGCAACAATTTCAGCATCGACGCCGGCTCGCCCGCGCGCTACTCGAACTCGGCCATCATTCCCGGCGGCGGCACGGCGTGGGTGACGAATCTCAACCTGCAATACGAACGCTCGACCAATGCGACGTTCAATCACACGCGCAGCTTAGGCCACCTCGTCAAGCTCGCCGACGGCAGCAACGCAAACTCGGTGCACGGCGTCGTGACGACCAATCGCACGATGGCGGCGGGCGGTAAATTCAACATCGCGCGCGTGCCGAACAATGGCGCGGCCGCGGGTGCGGCGACGCTGCGCACGACTGCACAGTCGATTGCCGCCACGACGGAAACGGCCATCACCTTCACGACTGAGGTCCTGGACGAGGGTGCGATGATCGATATCGCGGGCCAGCCGACCCGCGTCACGATCACCTCCGACGGCTGGTATCTCGCGGTATCCCATGCCGACTGGGCGACGACGGCCACCTACGGCAGCCGCAATACCTCGATCCGCCTGAATGGATCGGGCGCCTGGTTCGCTCGCAATACGTTCGTCTCCGGCGAGGTGTCGGGGAGCGTCACGTTGCCGACCTACGGCATTGGGTATTTAACCAACGGCGATTACTTAGAGGTAATGGTGCGGCATTCGGAGGTCGCCGGTAATCGTAACGTCGAGGCGTGCTATCTCACCGCCGCAAAGGTCGAGACCTTCGAGACGATCGGGGCGCACGTCTCGTATGCCGGCTCAGCGCAGACCGTCAATACCGGCTCGGACGTACTCATCACCTTCGATACCGAGAACCGGGACGATGACAACATGGTCAATCTCGGCGCCCAGGCCGGGCGGATCACGGTCAGCGAGAACGGGTGGTATGCCATCGCCGGGCACGTCGGCACCACGCTCAATACCGGCGGCTTGCTGTCGGTCATCCTCAAGGTCGACGGCAGCACCGTGATCGCTCAACAAAACTGCGAGGGCTTCGTTGACTTCGTTCTCAACGTCACCTCCGTCACGCACCTCACCGCTGGTCAGTACGTCTCGCTGTATGTCAATGCAGCGGCGAATACCGCCACCCTGACCGGCAACGATCGACCGAAGCTGGCACTCGTGCTGCTAGCCAAAGACAACTGATGCGCGCGGCCATCCTCGCAGCCTTGCTGCTCCTCGCGGGTTGTGAATGCTCCCTGCGTCGCGACGTCAAGGTCGACCGCCGCTGCCCGCAGGCCCACTGCGAGAGCGAGAGCAAGTGCAAATGTCCGGCGGCGCAGTGCCCGGAGGCGTCCAATATTACGGCTGTGGATACTGGAATTTCCGCAGTTTTCGCACCGCTAACGGCCGGAAATATTGGACAGTTAAGGGTTGATTTCTGCAGCTGAAATCAGCGACTTAGCGAAGAGAGAACGTCCGGCTACGAACCAGAAGGTCGGGAGTTCGAATCTCTCCGGGCGCGCCAACTTACGCACGTCGAGTGTCCAATATTCGGGGCGGTGTCCAATATTCACGCGCTGTCCGCTGTGCTGTCGCATTCCGGGCATCGCCCGCCGGGCATGACCCGATCCGCATGAATCCCGCAGGTGTAGTGGATAGTCGGGCCTAGATGGATATCACGGGCCTTAGCCGCCTCATATTCCTCGGGCGTCGGGTACGTTGAGTGTTGGATGATGTGGCTGCACTTCGTCCGGCTCATTGTCGTCATGAGCGCTCTGAGCCTGGCTATCTCAGCATTCGCCTCCGCGAGTCGTCTGATGGCTTCTTCAAGCGTCATGACCTCGGCCTCCCTCTTTGTACCCCTCGCCGATAGAAGCGCTGCGTCGTCGAGGCGTCCGCGTGGCCGAGCCGATCGCGCGCCTCCTCGAGCGTGCCGCCGCTCGCCGCGATGGAGCGCAGATCATGGAACGTGAAGCGCTGCCCGCCCGCCTTCACGTGCTTACGCATGAGCCGCTGCCAGTTCGCTGAGAATCCGCTCACCGTATACGGCCGGCCGTCCTCACTGCGGATCAGGTAGTCACCGGGCACCTGTGGGCGTAACGCCTTGCAGCGTTCCACCACCGCACGCAACTCCTCGCTCCATTCGATCAACTGCTCGCGCTGTCCTTTGCTGTTGAAAAACTGCACGCCCTCGTCGGTGAGATTCACTCGGCGCAGCTTCAGCAGATCACCACGGCGCGGGCCTAGGCACACGGCCAGGTCGATCGCGCAGCGCAGCCGATCAGACGCCATCGCCCGCACTGCCTCGAGCTCGGCGAGCGGCACGGCCGCGCGCTTGCCCTTGCGGGTGAACTTCTCAAGTCCGCGCACTGGATTGCTACTTGCTACGCCCCACCGCACCGCTTTCTTATAGACATGCCCGAGCAGCACGATTTCGTGTCGCGCAGCCTCGGGCGCGGGCTTCCCATCCGGTCGGCGCCGCTCGTCAATGTATCGGTAGAGCATCGGTGGCGTGAGACTGTCCGGCAGCATATGGCCGGCGAAGGCTTTGAGCCGAGTGAGTGCGGCGCCTTCGTTCTGGCGCGTGGAGGCTGAGCGCTTCAGCGGCAACACCTGGGCGCGATAGCGGTCGATGACATCGCCCAGCGTACGGCTCGACCAGGCGCCGCCGACTTTCTGGCCATAACGTGCAAGCGCCTCGGCGAGATCCTTACCCAACGAATGCCAGCGTCCGTCGTAAGCGACGAAGTAGAACGTCCCGTGCCGCAGGTACATTCGTCGCGGCAAGTGCTTATCAATGCGCCGCTTTCTGCCCATTGACGGCTTCCCAATTCGGCTCTTGTGCCGACAGCGTACCGCCTACAAGCTTACGTTGAAACTCCGCCAGCGCCACGACGGGCGCCCCGACGGCGTTCACCGTAAAGCGCCAGCCATTGCGCCGCAACCACCGCACCTGGGCGGAGGGGCGCGTATAGCCCGTCAGGCGCTCGAGATCTGTGGCGCTCAGCAGCACGGACAACGCGGCGCAAAATACAGCCGCCAGAGCGCGGCACGATAGGCGGCATAGACGCGCGCCGCGCGGGCCTCGCTCGAGCGCCGCACGCGGATAGCTGCACAAGCTCGGTCGTAACCATTCATTCGCGAATCTCCAGTCGATCAGACTCGGATAGATGGGCACCCGGCACATCCGCGCCGGCCTTGATCGCCGCTTTGATCGCCGTCTTGTCGGGCCGCGGCGGTGGCGCGGGCGGTTGCACCATGAACTCGGCCGGCAATTCCCGCTCGTTGTCGATCACAACCGCGGGCGGATTCTTGCGGACGGCCAGTGTGAACCAGGGCGCCTCGATCTTCGTGATCCCGGCGGCCTGACAGTGAAAGAGCAAGTAATTGCGCACACCATCAGCACGACGTTCGAGCCGCTCTGCACGCGCCAGCATCGCGAGCCCGGCCGCCCGGATGGCAGTAGCGCTCGAGTCCAGATTGCGGGTAAAGGCGGCAACGGCAATCGCCTTCTCGCGAATGTCGCCTTCGAGCGCGTCCAGAGTGTCGCGAAGTTGCTCGGCTGGCAGCTCGCCGGAGTCCGCCAGCCGCTCGAGCTCGTCGCGGTAGCGGACGAGCTCGTACAAGGGCGCCGTCATGGCTAATGCACTCCGGTCCGGCTGCAATTATGGAAGCCGCCCCGAAACGTGAGCCGCAAACCATGATCGACGGACCACATTAGCCACCGTCGACCGATTGGCAGCAAGAGCCACCCATAACTAGATCGCGGGTCGTGGATCTTCTGTAATGGAAAATTCATGGTACGTCCTCGGCCGTGAGCTCGCGCTTGCGGCTGTCCTTTTTGCGCTCGAACTGCTCGACCGCCTTGAAGTCGCCGGCCGACTTAGCGGCCCCGTAGGCGGCCTTAAACGTGGCCTTCAATTCCTCCAAGTCGGCCGCACCCTCGATCGCTGCGCAGTGATCCAGCACGACGCCAATGTCGAGATACGGTGGCGTCTGATCCTCCGCTCCCACATCCTTGATCGGTTCACGTGCCGTCGTCGTCATCGTCTGCAGCTCCTCCGGCGTGTACACACCACTCGTCGCGAACGGGCCGACCGTTCGCACGCCCTCCGAGATGCACCGCGATCGCAACATTGCGCGTGGATATTTGCTATACATCCCGCCCGACTTGTCGACGAGCCCGGCCTTCTTCGCGCGCTCCAGGTCCCAACCGATGCGCACGGTGCCACCTTGCGGATGACTGAAGCTGGCATCCGCAATTGTGTCATCGAGCGCGTGCCATTCGACCCGCCCGCCACCCGCAACGAAATCGCGAAGCATCGCTTCGGCCTTTTTCGCAGGCCGGCCCTGAATGATGTGGAAATCCCGCGCGATGATTGCCGGATGTTTACCCTCCGCCTGCGCGATCGCCATGAGCGCGATCGCCTGGTCGGTCGATGTCAGCCCAAACATGCCTGACTTGACGAGCGACGTCGCCAGCCGCTCCAGTTCGCTGTGCTTTGCAAGTTCAGTTGTCATTGCTTTACCTGTGTCGGATTGGCGGCGCATCGCCAGTTTGGCGTGTCGCGCAGGCGCTCCACAATGTCGCGCTGATCTGATGTCCGCTGTGCTGCCAGCGCGTCGAGCCCTTCGTGAAGCTCGGCGTTGAGGTCGCGTTCCGCGACGCTGAATAGGCTGCTCTCGTTCAGCGGGTCGAACCTGTTACGAACCGCCTTCAGACGCTTGTCGAGTTGCTCGGCCTCCAACGCCAGCGCCACGAGCTACTCGGCGTAGCTCTCGCACCGAGAGCACGCTGATGACGGCTGTTCTCGTTTCATTTGCGTTTCACTTTTGACCGAATCGTTGCGCGGATCTTTAGTCCGTGACTCGCTCATGTAGCACCTGACGATTTATCCGGTGTCGTTGACGCCAGCCCCAGGCGCGCAGCCTTCGCGGTGCCTTTTCGGCCCAAGGCTACCCAATAACAGTGCTTGCCTTCGTCGTAATGTGGTTCGATGGTCTTGTTGGGCATGATGGCCCGGAGCTTGTCGGGGCTGCCGGTGCCATACAGGCTGTTACAGGTCCGGCCGGGGTAGAACGCCCCGTCTATCGTGACCCCATCCATAGCCCGCTGACGACAGCCGGCGTAGCGCCAATTGCAGGCCCTGTAGACGTAGCCTTCATGCCCCTGGGTACGGTCGGCAAAGCTCACCACCAAGTCGTGCCCTTGCCGCCGTAATGCGGCCACGCAACGCGATACCAGCAAGGTCAGCGGCGCCCGGTTTTCGGCTCGTACCAGCCGGGTCAGTTCGATAACAGGTTCGGCCCATCGGGTCGGGGGGATCGAAAAGAACGCGGCGGCAACCATTGGCCCATCCCCGCCGAACAGCCCGCCGTCTAGATGCAGGCTCCCGACCATCTGGACATTACTTGGCACGCGCCGACTGTAGTGGTGCCGCAATACCATCTGTTCGGCTTCGTCGCGTCTGCCGGTTCTGAAATGGAGCGAACGGGCCGGTATCGCACCGCCACCTCCCGGCTGGTCGCCGGGCATGGTTCTACTTTCCACTACGTTCGCGTCGTTCATTCGGGAACCGCTGGCGGCTGATCCGCTGCGCTCAGCGTTTCTAAGTGCTTCAGTTCGCCCTTGACGAAGTAGGCGCTGAAGCCCCATTCGCCCATGCCGAAGCGGATTTCGCCAGTGAACTCTGTTAGCTGGACAGGGCGAACATTCACCCTCGTGAGACAGCCGACCATCCCCAAGAGGCCCGGCTTGGTTTTGTCGCTGCGATCCTCGAATTCGTACTCCTCGCCCCACAAGGTTCCATCGGCCTTAATCTCGTAGGTATCTAACCACTGAGACGGCGTGTCCTTCGTCTGGTAGCCGTCTACCGGCGCTCCTGGCGGCAGCGGGTAAGTGCAGCGAAGGTAGTCAAACATTCCCATCGGGAATCTCTGATGCACGATCCGTGGGCATCGGTGGCAGTTCCATCCAGTGCGTGACCCACTCGTTAAGGCTTTCCTCGTCGTCGCCTTGCTCGGTCCAGCCCTGTCGCTTCCGGTAATAGGCGACGTATGGGCCGTCCGCCATGCTATCGGCCACTAGGAACAGGCCAGCCCCGCTAGGCTTGACCGATGCCGGGTTCCACTTCACGGCGTAACACCTGATGTCCGCTTGTCCTGTGCGTCATGGCACGCCGGGCTGTCGATGCACGGCTGCCACGGGCCACAGAGCGGGCACGGTTGATCGGTTCTTTGGCCGTCTGCACGATCCGCCTGCTCCTCACGGTGGAACCTAGCGAAGTAAATCGGTATTGCCAGGTCAGCCGCCTGTAGGGCTCGCTTTGCGTCGGAGCCGCCGGCAATGGCAGCGCAAAAGACCCGCAGCCATATCTCCTCTGGGGTGTATAGGGGAGCGGTCATGGAGTCACTTTAGGCTGGTCCGAACGTACTTGCTGCACGTTGGTTCATGCGGCTCGCTGTAAGCCATGCACTCCGAACAGAACGGGGTGTAGTTCTGTTCTGATGTCCGCTGCACTTCG